AAATTCAATAGATGTTATATTTGAAAGTTGTCCTGCTTCAACGTTAGATGAAACACCCCCACCTGTGTAATATTTTACAGTGATTGTTGTATTTGACGGTGATATTCCGTATGATTTTGTCTTTAAAAAATTAGTTGGGTCAAATGAAGCTTCCAATCTACTAATGGAGTTTGGTAGTCCTAATCCAACATTTTTAAGATTTGGAATTAAGTTTTCTTCTTCTGTGTTTGGATTTCCTGCACCAAATTGGATAGTTGTTGTAAAATCCGAATTAACTTTTGCAACAAATCGTCTAGGTGTTTTTAATGTTTTTATAATATAAGGAACAGTATCTTTAAATTGAACAAGGTCTGGGTCATTTAAAGAAGTATTTGGGTAATCTAAAAATACCATTTCTTGTGCTAAGTAAGGAACTTCATAATATTTGTTTCCATTGGAATCTCTTACATCATATATTTCAATTACATTAGTATTTTCTAAAACTATATTTGCAAATGGTTCGTATGAACCGAATTCAAAAGTATCTTCTTCTGGAATTGCTGAAATCGCTTGTACATATTTTTTAATAAGATACAATGTGGGGTCTCCCGTATTTGCATCTCTTTGGTATATTGTAATTTCTCTATTATTAGAATCACTAAAATCTATTACATCGGTAGTTATAAATTTAATAGAATCGTTTTTAGATTCAACTACCATACCTTGCTTTATTCGTAATAAATACTTACTATCAATAGTATTTGCTAACCCACTACCAATTGATGGAGCTACTTGATATATCTCTAATGTTGTTGTAGCAGGTGATGTTACTTTTGGTTTATATCCTAAAAATTGAGCTAATGCTATTACATTTTCTTGGTCTTCCGCTGTTGTTATTAATGATTCTTTAAAAGTATCATCTACATAATAAGAAAGAACATCACCTACATAAGATGCCATTTCAATAAACATCATACCAGGAGATGCCTCTGTAAAATCCGTATTTGTTTTAGGAAAATACGTTTTTGCAAATTCTACTAAATTATCTTTAAATGCAGAAAAATCTTTATTAAGATATTTTATATCTTTTCCGCTGTATGTTTTATTACTGGGTGTTGAATTCATATTATGGTGCTGTTTGTTGAACGTTGATTGATACTACTCCAGAATTACCAGTATTTCTACTTCTAAACTTCAATGATATATTCACTAAATTTTTATCTCTGTTTTCATTACTCATATCAACAGTTATTTCATCGATATTAACATTTGGTATATATCTTTCAACAGAGTTTGTTATTATTTCTTGAACCCTGTCTTCAAAATCATCTGTTATTTGTTCGAACAATAAAGTTTCTACCCCTGTCCCAAATAATGGATTCATTACTCTTTCACCTCTTTTTGTTAATAATAAATTTTTTATATTAGATTTAAGTTGTTCTATTTCAGTATAATTTTGTTTAAACGCAACATTAGTTATCTGAATTGGCAAGGCTAATCCAACTGCATAATCATCATATTCTTTAGATTCTATTATTGGTTTTCTACCTAATATAATTGCCATTACTTCTTAAATCTTTTTACAAGTTCCGAATAATCTCTATTCAAAGCTTTATCTATTTCAGCTACTCCAGTGTTTACTCCCAATCCAGTTGGTTGAGGTCCTTTAGCCATTTCACCATAACCCATTTTTTCAGCTATCGCAGTTTTACCTACAATCGAACCCATATCACCTTGTCCAAAGTTCATTGTTCTAAACCCACCATCTCCTTGCGGAATACCACCTTTTGTTTCATTGAGGATTTGATTAATCATTGGATTTTTGCTGTATTGCTTTGTTGGTACTATTTTTTGTTCAATTGATTCTACAATCGTATCATCTTCCATCATAGCTTTAGCCATTGATAATCCAGTAGTTTTTGGTTTAGCAGGTTGTTTACCCTCTGCTATTAGTTTTTTCATTTCAGCCCTTACAGTTTCCTTAATTAATGCAGGCAATTGCTCTTTAAGCTCCTCTTTAATAAGAATCTGAATAGCTTTTAATAGTTTGTCCGTATTCATACTTTATTATTTGTTATGTTTATAAATATTTGAATTGTTATTTTTGAAAATTATGTACTAAATAGGGTTGCTTCCTCTTTTCTTCGTCTAACTAAACCTGGATATAATTGGCCGGTTTTTGCACCTCTGGTTGGTCCATTTAATAATCCATTAGCAGCTCCTGCGTAATCTTTGTTTCTTACCGATGCAGCTATACCTCCTCTTAAACTACCACAATTATAAACAAAACTTAAAAGAGCTGCTTTTTGTTTATTATTTAATGCGTTAAAATCTTCTTCAGATATTTTATTATCACCACTTCCCACTAATCTAGCTTTAAATGTTATAGAAACTTCATATTGTAATACCTTTAACGCATCTTCTACAGTTGTAGTATCTCCATATTTAACAGTTCTTATTTGTCCAGTTGAAGGGTCTAATATTTTACTAGTACCAAATCCAAGTCTTGGGTCACCCTCATCATTTACTGCATTTTTTGAAAACCCTTCATTTTTTCCTATAAACTTTGCAGATAATGTAATCCAATCGGCACTTAAATCTAAAGCACCAAAATCTACATTAATAATACCACCACCTCCACCAGAAGAAAAACCACCACCTCCACCACCTGCTCTAAATCCTTGTACAAATGGTTTACCTTGATTCCATTTAAATCCCGTAACAGTTTCTCCAGAATCGATACCGCCTACATCGGATTGGTCTAAAAATGCAGCAATTTCCGCATCTATATCTTGTTCTGTAATTCCATTTTGAATAGTTTCTTGCTCTGTTGGTTTTACTGATTCTTGTGCATCTACATCTTCTTTCGGTTTAAAATCATCTTCAGTTACTACTTTTGTTGGCGTTGAAGGTGAAACAGAATATCCAGTCCAATTGAGTACACCAACATTTGGAGTTCCTATTGGTGGATATAGTGATACAGTATATATTGTACCTTTAACGCTATTTAAGTGGTTAGTTGCGTATGATATAAATTCATCCACTATTAATCCCGTATTATCCGTTGGTTGTATTGCTGACACTTAAATTAATTTTATCCTATTATTATATAACCTCTAATTGTTTTTGGATTAGCTATATGTGTAGTTACTGCTGCTGAATAGTTTCCATCTATACCATATACAGTCCCTTTATCTGCTTTTAAAACCAATCCAATATGGTCCATTCCACCATGGTCATTATTCATACTTCCCCATCCATATACAATTGCATCACCAACATTTGGTACATAATTTGGATTTGCTCCATCTACTTTACTAACCCATCTACTATTATCAATAGCCCATTTAACCCAAGTTGGAACGTATGCTTTATTTGGATGACCTGATATAACTGCTCCAGCTTCCTGCCACCAAGTAGTAACCGCACACGCACACCAAGCAAATCCGGTCCCACCACCTGCTCCGTTTTTTTGCATTTGAACAATTCTAGCATGCCCAGTATCACTTTCTTTGGGAATTTCTCTTACCCCATTAGCTTCATCGTTTTGTGCAATTAATACTGCTTTTAAACCAAGTGATGCGTTTGGTGGAAATGTTGGTGGTGGATATGTTTGATTAAAAGAGCCGCCATATCCACCTCCACCTATACCACCACCTGCTTTAAATCCTTGTACAAATGGTTTACCCTGGTTCCATTTAAATTCCTTAACAGTTTCTCCAGAATCAACACCACCTACATCAGATTGGTCTAAAAATGCAGCAATTTCCGCATCTATTTCTTCTTGAGTTTGTACTGGGTCTGAAGGATTTGGTGTTGGTGTTACATAAGTTGAAGTTGGTACGGTTGTGGTAGTTATTGGTTGAACTGCAGCACCATCAATTTTATTTTCAACAGGTGGTATTGTTATTCTATACTCCTCATTTTCAATTAATATAGATTCACATTTATTTATTTCATCTTCAAAAGTAGATGCCTCAACAAGTCTATTCTGTGTTACAGCTGTATTATAATTTGTAGTTGCCCTTTCTAATTGCTCTTGTACTTCCGCTCTCCTTTCATTACTTAATTCAAAGTTAGGTTCTGTATTTGCTGAAGATTGTGGCTGTTTCCAAATTCCTACATCGGTGATAGTGTTTTGAGTAACCTGTATATTACTTGTACTACCTGGTGCTGGTTGTATTGGTATTGGAGCCGTTGCCATAACCGCACCAGCCCAATATGCTTTAACTCCCTCACCCATCTCACCTACTAAATCGTATGGTTGTGATGCGGTTAATCCTTTTTGTAATGCGGATTTAAAAAAGATTTTCATCATTTCAACATTACCAGAAACCAATGGAATTGAATGAGTTCTATCAAAACCACGTTTAACTGCAGCATCATATTCCTTTGCATAGGATTCAGCAACAACATCTATATCCGAAATTCCTTCAGGACTATTTGCTACTCTTAATATATTTTGTTTAAACGTTTCCCAAGACATTATTTAGTTATTTTTTTCGCATTCCCCAACTTTCTAAATTTGGAATTTCTCCTTTATTACTTTGTATGAATAATTCTACAGCCCTTTCTTCAGTAACTTTACCTTTAAAATTAAGTGCACCAACCCCATCTGCTTCCCTCTCACCTACAAATAGCATAACAGATATACGCCTACCATCCCATTCATATCTATATGATAAGTTTCCTTTTGGTGGAGCCGGTTTAGGTATTGCTGGTGTTGTTACTGGAGCTGCTTGTCCAAATTCAAATTTCTTTTCTTCTTTTTGAAATGCTTTTGGCTCGGGTGGAGTTTTTGGTTTAAACTTTTTAAGTTCTTTAAATGCTGGCTTCTTTGGAAATTTTGGTAAATCCGGAATACCTAAAGAATCTTTAAGACCTTTTAATAATGCGGCCGCATCTCCTTTTAAATCCGAAAAAGCTGATGCTAATTTTCCAGCTGCTGCCTTAGCTTGGCCTTCTGCTGCGTTTGCTGCACCTTTTGCTGCTGCTTTTCCCGCTTCAGCCGCTTTACCAGCTTCAGCTCTTTTTTCTGTATTATCTATCATTATGCCGTTTGATTTAATTTACTAAGTATATCATTTAATTTTGAATGTATTTTACCAAATTCAGGTTTATTTTTAGGTCCTATTGCGCTTGGACCGGATGGTGTTAGAAATTGCATATCGCCTATTGCCTGTATTAACTCACTTAATATTTCCACTAACTTTTGCCCCTTAACCAACGGTTCTAAATCTTTACTACCTAAGAAAACAGAACCATTTCCAGCAAATATTTGAAAATCTCTATTGTTTGTTATAAAACTTATATTATCATTTACACTAACATTCATACCAAGTCTTGTATCAATAGAAAACTGCCCATCTGATATAAACCCAACATTGCCTTTTGAATAAAACATCATTTCTGCATTTTTAGCAGATAATATAATTCTACCAGAGTTTATTAATGCTTGGTCACCTTTAAGAGTTTCAGGATATGGTTTAAACGATTTTGGTAGTGTTTGAAAATCGGTAGTACCTTTATCATTTATTGTACCGGGAATAAAAGGTAATACATATTCACCGGAACTTAATACTATCGATGAACCATCTCTATTAATATCTTCAATTATACTACCGGATGCTGCTGGACTTATTTGAGTTAATGGTGATTCATTATTTCTAATGATTGTAGTAGGTGCGAATGATTTGGCTGGATTGTTATATGCTGAAAATCTAATGCTTTGCCCAAATCGAGATTCAATAAGAGTATCTCCTTCATTTAGCGATAATCTATGTATGTTTGAAGCTTTGTAATATGCACCATATCCATCACGATTTATGGAATCTAATGTATCGGAATTACTTCTTGCGATTCGCGTATTTTCTGTTCTTTCATATCTTTGAATTTTATCAGAGTTGTTTCCTGTTTGAGGATTATTTGCAGTAGTGATATTACCAAATTTCTTTGAAATAGTATCAAACGCTCCACTTATATTTTTATTACCAGCTACATCACCAGATATTCTTTTATACAAAAGCCTAACACCAGATTTTTCAATAGAAACATATTCATTAATTACAGGTAAATCTATAAAGTTTTTTTCAAATGGATGTGCAACTGGTAATTCAGTATCTTTCATAGTTGCGGATGGGTGAAGTGGGTCTAGCATTCTAAATGTTATTCCACCAATATCACCAGCATCTTTATATTTAGGATGTGTATTATCCAATATAACACTATAAACAACAGCTTGATTAGATGTAACTCCTTGCTGTCCTTGTTGGGTGTTGGATTTAAATCTAGTCATCTTACTTCATTTTTTGTTTTAAATCTTCCAATTCAAATTCCAAATCATCAACTCTTTCAACTTGCTCTTTAGTATCTTCCAATTCTTTAAGTAATTGATTCTTTTCAAATTCAGTTAAGAAACCATCCTGTCCTTCGGTTTTCTTTTCAGATGCTATAATCTTAGTTGCTATTGTTGCTAACTTAACCAATTGGTCATCGTTCTTTACCGAACTATCAATTAGTGAAGATAATATAGGTCCTACACTTGCCACATCCCCAGCATGCTTAATCATCTTTTTAAGTTCTTCTATTAAAGCTGATATTTTTGCTTTTTTGGATAATTGGTTGTTATATATATCCTCAAATAGAGAACTTAGATTCTTTCCTTTAAATAATTCGAATTCTGTTGACATATTAATATATTTACATTTTGTATGTATATAAATATGGTTCTATTAAAATGTTGAAATTAAACTGGGATTACTTCAATTGTAATCTTAGGTTGGTATCCTTCAGGCAATTGTTTATTGATACCTTTGAATTCATTTACTTTGTTCTTAAAGTATGTTATTTGTAATACCTTATCGGTTAAGTTCATTACAGTTTGAGATGATGTAGACATTTCTTTTGTATCTCTTTTCATATTCAATTGGGGTTTGGTTGGAAAGTATTCCTTTCTCATAGCTTGTGCTATTTGTTTCCAATCTTCCACTTTATCAACCGATTTCTCAGCAGATATCTTTCTCATTTTTGAACTTAAATATTTCTCACCATGCGTATATCCAGCATCGGTAAACATGTGTCCGTGATTTGTACGAACAACAGGTGATTCGGAGTTTTGAAGTTTAACATCAGGCTTATGCTTAGATGTGGTTTCAATACTAACCATGTGTTTTGGGGATGATACAAATGTATGACCTTTCAAAGATAATCCACTCTTACCCTTATATTGTAATGCTGCTTTTACCGCTTTCATTAGAGTAGGTTGCTTGATGATATTTCTCATCTTATCACCATCAGGTCCTGGCTTTCCAGCTTTTTTTACAAGCTTTGCTTCAGCTTCATCATGTCCAACTAATAATGCGGAGTTTACAACACCGATTCCGTTTTCATTTAAACCCTCACTCCAATCGGTTATTAAATCATGCAGATATGCAACTTCTACACCATCAATGATAGTATGTACAATTTCTAAAGAAGGATTATAAGCTCTATCTCTATTTTTAGCTAAGATAAATTTATCATTTATTTCTTTAGAAACAATAATGCACTCTGAAAGTTTCATTTTGTTATTGGATGTATGCGTTCAATTCGTATGAGTTTCTCATACCATAAACCTGAATCTGAAGTTTCTTTCTTTGAACCTTACCATCTTTAGATAATTCAATACTAAATTTATTAGTCTTGCCTTCCGATGGTTTTCTAGGACCCATTCCTATTTGTCTGAAAGAATCATCATCATTTATTTCGTATCCTTTTTTCTCTGCGTATTCTTTAGCTGCGTTGATAGCTGATGTGTATGATTTGTGATATACTTCGTAATCCGATTTTGCTTCCGTTACCGATTCTTTTACAAATTTACCATCTTTATCGGCTACATAGTAAGCAACCATATTATATGAACCACCTCTCTCCTTTTCAAGTTTTTCTACTGCTTTCTTAGCGTCTTTATATGATGAATAAGAATCTTTAAAAACGCCCGTACCTTGGCCTCTACCTTTATTATATCCTA